CCAGGATAGATAGAATGGATTTCATACTGTTATCACCTCAAGTATAGCAGCTCAGGACGCCCAGGCATTCGGGTCTCACTACCCGCCCGCCATAGACATGCAGGCCTTTCACGGCGTCGGAGAAGCTGTCTTCAGGCCGGAAGGGCTCGACCTTTAGGATCTGGGAAGCGAAGGTTATGGCCTGGCTGGTGCCGAACATGACCTTGTAGACATCGTGGCTGCCGTCCCCGTCCTCGATGTACTCAACGTTGTTGGACTCCAGCACGGTGAAGCCCGAGATGTTGCCTACCTGACCGTTCCGGAGGCCCATGGTGGTGCCGCTCACGTCTGCCTTGGAAAAACGAGCATCGTTCAGCATGACCGTATAGAGCTCGGGATTGACGATCATCCACCATCCGCCACTCTGCACGTTCTGCTTGATGAGAGCCTGACGGCAGAGAGTCACCAGCCGGTAGACGTTGTTTGCGTCTCCGTCCGTGTTATTGGGTGCCTTTGGAGCTGCGGTGGTCCCAATAAGGTTATCGGCAGCGGCGCCGGTGTACATCCCGGCTATGAACTGGTCGACTTCGTCCCTCATCTTGTAGGCAGCTCGGGCCATAGCGGACTGCATGACCTTGGGCCTCTGCTGGGCCTTGTCGATGTCGTCAACTTCGAAGTTGAAGTAATCGGCTTCGGTGATCTCAAGCACCTGCTGAGCGCCGGTCAGAGTCTCGGGGGCATCTATGGACCCATTCTTGGTGTAGGCCTTCACGGTGATGTCGCCTATCTGATTGATGCGGACGGTGTCACCGGCCTGGGTGATCTGGCCCTCGTAGTCTCGATTGATTATGCCAGGCTGAGCGAACACCAGCGCCTTCTCTAAGGCCATCTGGAGCTCGTTAGCCCAAATTTCTGGAATGAAATTGTCAATTGCCATATGTTATCTCCTATTTTATTTCGCCTCGTTCAAGCGCCTTCATGATGGCGTCTTGGTTCTTCCGATACCATTCAATGTCCTTGCTTTTTTCCGCAAGTTCCGCCCTAGTCATACCAGACAAGCTGCTGTTTTGGTTCTGGATGCCAGTCTGCCCCGCGCCCTGAGCTGCTTTGGGCGGCTCGACTTTGAGCCTAGCTGCCAGCTTGGTGACGCTCGCGGCCACTTCTTCCTCCGTGCTGCCAGATACGGAGTCAATCCATTCTGCTGCCACTCCCGCCTCAGCAAGCTTAGCGGCCTTGACCCGCTCCAGCTTGAGGCTGGACAGTTCTTGATCTTTCGATTGCAGCAGAGCATCTTTTTCAGCCAGTTCGGCCTTCAGCTTCTCGACTTCGGTCATCTGGCTTTTCTTCAGCTCTGCAAGCTCCTCCGAAGCCTTTTTCAGCTCAGAGTAATTCGCGTACTTCTTGCGTTCCCTGGCCAGTCGATCAGCCACAATGGCATCAACTTCGGCCTGGGTTAGCTTTCCCTCGTTCTGAGGTTCGTTGCCGCCTTGTTCTGCCGGAGGCGTACCGGCTGGTGGTATTGTTGGTTCTGTCATGAAACATCAACTCCCTCCGATTATGCCCGGAGTAAGCAAAAGATAATAATCAGATAAGTTCGTCCAACGACTCGCTTAGGAGCTGGTCGATGGACTGCTCCACATCGAGGCCGGGCAGAGGCTTCAGCAGGCCGCTGTCAAATGCCATTTGCAAGGCGCCTTTCCTGCCGATGATTCCTACCGTCTTGAGCGTGGCAAGAGCCGTCGCCCGGATGTTGTTTACGTTCGCCTCTTCCATCGGGTCGTCTGGGATGCCATCTTTCAGTTTGACCTCAATCTCTTCTATCGGTATTTCCGGAAGATGGAGCTGAGACCAGAGGTGCAGCACTGCAGGAATGGCTTTCTCTGCTGCCCGCGCGTACTTGGAGACCTTTGAGAGAGTCGGTATGAGCCTGATTCTCAGTGCTGTGCCGCTTTCTGCCGTGCCCTGACCCTGACCGGCCAGGAGGACACGGGAGAGCTGAAGCATCTGCAAGAGCTGGTCCATGCTCTGCTCTATTGCCCGGTCCACTGCGCCCAGCTCAGCCTGCCAGACCATCAGCGAAGGTGACGGATCGCCCGGCTTGGTGATGATCGCCTGGCCCGCTTTGTATTCCCATTCCTGAGTAGAATGATTGAAAACGGTTGCTGACTCGGGTACCACGGGCGTGGGGTTGGTGAACTTCGCTAGTACCTCAGCCCGCTGAGCGAAGAGGAGTTCAAGCGATTCTATGAGAGAGATAATAGAAGGCTTGTAATCGCTCTGGCCGTAGTACCGCTCAGACGAAAGCTTGTTTTGGATTGCCACTACAAGCATGTCCTCGACAGGAGGATATTGGTAGCCGTCGGCGTCTACCTCTAGGTCAGAATATGCCGGAAAATTCCCGAGAGGCAGCGGGCCGCTGAGCTTTTTCTCCGATTTGGTAAGCCCTGCCCCAGGAGATATCAGAAAAATTAAGTGCCGAATCTTCCCGGGTTGGTGGACAGTAAACTTGATATACTCTATCTCTTTTTCTTTGCCGTTCTGCACATCTTTCTCCTTCCAGATATGGAAGAACACGAACGCCTGGGGCTTCTGGATGTTGCCAGGAGTGACGACGATATAACAGTTCTCAGGGTTGAGAGCCTGGATACCGGCATCGGAGACTTCAAATAAGCCTATCCCGTATCGACTGACGTCAATGAAAGCCTGGTCCGTGGGCAGGGCGGGCAGGTCGTCGCGGTTCCCAGCCACGATTTCAGGCTCTTCGCCTAGGAGGAGATTTATGTAGCTGTCTGTGGCCAGCTCGGGCCAGTCGAGGATGATCTTTTGCTTCTTGGAGTCCTTGGACTGGTCCGCCAGGTATGCGATGTACCGGGGAAACACCTTCTCATGGAGGCCGTTGTAGATCTGCCTCATGAAAGCATGCTCTTTGAGCCGGGCGGCTTCGTCTGCGTCCTCCGGCGGCCAGGGGTTGCCATCGGCAACGAAAGATAGATCAGTGAGCATTAGGCATCTTCCCGGCCTCGCGGATGGCCTCAAAGTCGTTCTTCTGGATTTTCATGTAGCATTCCTGGCAGCATAGGCGATCCTGCAGGACTGTGAGCCCCAGGCGGTTGTCGGTGATGCCCGAAACGTGGGGAACTATGGGCGTAAACTCCAGCCTGGCCACAGGAACCGGGAACTCCTGGCCGATCTTGGAGCCACAGAAAATGCAGATCATACTATCCTCTGAGTTATTGCTCTCATGTAGCCGTACCGAAGGGCATCGAGCGCGTGGTCGCTTTGTTTAATCGGCTTATCTTCGCCCTTCTCCTGGGCTTTGGAGTCCCAGACATAGCCCGGAAACTCTTCTATCAGGTGGGTGCAGGACTCGTGGATCATCAGCCGGCCCGAAGTGAGACCTGTTGCCACCGATCTGATGCCGTCCAGGACAGAATTGTTCGCGTCAGCCAGCCCGTGCGTGCCCTGCTGTCGCAAGGCAGCCCTAAAGGAAGCCGCCGACGGATCTATGAGCACGTTAGACGGGTGTATATCTTTGAGGAAGTCTTTCATATCAGCAGCATACTCGGCGTCCGTTTTCTGCCGTCCCTTCTCAGAAGAATCATAATAATATTCCTTGAATGCAATCCACCTACGTTCTTTTATGTCATACCCCAAAGCTATGAAGGAAGTGGGGTTGACCGTGCCATAATCTACCCCGACAACAACAGAAGCAAATTCTGGAAGCTCTGAGACGACGTGCCGGGATTCATCAAACATGTCATAAATCGCGCCTTCTGCAGCTACCCAAAGGCCCAGGATGTACCGCTTGTACCACAGGCCGGTATATTGCCTCTTGAGCCTGCTTTTTACCTTCTCGGATAGGAATGGGTTGTCATCAAGGGTGAAATGCCAGTGCCGCCCGTCTACCTTGTCCAGGCGGTCAATGTAATCTTTCTTCAGATAGTGGTTTGGCGGGCCAGGATTGAATGTGGCTATGATCTTAAGATATTCTGCATCCGTTCGCGTCCCCAGCATCTGCCAGACTTCATAGGGGTAAGTCTCCGCTTCATCGCAGTAAGCCCGTACAAAGCCTTTGCCCTGCAGCTTGGTAGCGGCCCGGATATTATCTGCCCCAAACAGGAATATCGGTCTGTTGAAGAGGGATAATGTGCCAGTACCACGATTCAGA